CCAGCACAAGGTCTTATCTTTATGCTTCAGGCACTTGGTGGTAAACTTATCTCCAAGGATATGGCAATGCGTGAACTTCCATTCAATGTCAATGTCAGCCAAGAACAAGAGAAGATTGAAGTTGAAGATATGCGTAATGCACTTCTTGCTTCACTTCAAGCATACACACAAGCAATTCCACAGATGGCAACGCAAGGACAAGACCCATCTGAAGTTGTTACAAAGATTGCTACAGTTATTAAATCACGACAAAAGGGACAGGCTATTGAAGATGCGATTGAAGAAACATTCGCACCTAAACAACAAGTTCCTCCTGCTGGAGTAGCGCCTCAGGTTGAGCAACCGTCCCCTGCTCCCTCCTCTCCAGTAGGAGGTCCATCTCCTATGCAGTTACCACCAGCAGCACCACCTGATGTTCAGAGTCTGTTGTCAAGTCTAACTGGCGGAGGACAGGCAAACGCAAGCGTAAGAACAATTCGTAGACGATAGTAGTAGGAGGGGACAATGACAACACTTGCTGCTATTCAAGGCGACGGATGGTCTGTCATTGGTTGCGACTCACGCTCATCAGATGATTCTGGTCGTCCAATTGATATGGCTACGCCAAAGATTGTAGATAACAACGGCATATTAATTGCTGGTTCTGGCGCAGGCAGAGGTTCTAACTTACTACAGTATGGATGGAAAGCACCAAAACCTAGAGTCGGAGAAGACCTAGATTTGTTTGTAACGCAAAAGTTCATACCAGCAATGCGTAAATTATTTGTAGATGCTGGATATGATATGAAAGAGGACGGCGATGCAGCGGCACATGATTCACAGTTTCTTATTAGCATTCGCGGAATTATTTATCCTATCTTTGAGGATTACTCTTGGGACCGTGATGTTCGTGGTATCTATTACTCTGGTAGCGGTGGGGACATCGCTATTGGTGTTATGGAAGCACTTAGAATTAACAGGGTTGAAACTGCAACTCAAGCAGAAAAAATTATCAAAAAAGCAATAGACATAGCAAGCAAATGGGATATCTATACAGGTGGTCCCATTATCACTAAGATACAGTATTCTAAGTAGGAGGAACAATGGGTGGAGTAGGAAGCGGTGGCGCTAACGGCGGACCACAGTATAGTCCAACAAATGTTTCTGCTACTGGTGGAAACGGACAAAGCGGTACACAAGCCGCAAAATATTATTCAGGTTTAGGCTATGGGCAAGGTCAGGCAACTATGGAGCAGCAACAGGCAGCACCAATGGCAGGTAATCAAACTGCACCATTGATGAATCCTATTGACTCAATGCCACAAGTTACTCCCCTTAGCGCACCAACAGAGCAGCCAGATGTTCCTGTAACTGATGGCGCAGCACTTGGTGCTGGTGCTGGAACAGAGGCTTTAATGTTGCCTACAGCAACAGATACAGATTCTGAAAAACAAAGATTACTTTCATACTTACCAGCCCTGGAGGTCGCAGCACAAAGCCCAAATTCATCACAAGCATTCCGTAATTATGTGAGAATTTTAAGGGCTAATCTGCTATGAGCGATAGAGAAGCAGCCTACTCAGCGTACAATGATTGGAAGAAGTCTAAGAACCCTTCCGCATTTGATACTATGGGTGCATTCAACAAGTACTATGCTGGCGGTAGTTCTAATTCGTCAATGTCTTTACCGCTGGATATGGGTAAATCTATTCCACCAAAGACTCGTGCTGAAGCAGTTGCCGTATATAATTCTGGCCAGACACAACCTAAAAAGACAAATGAAAGTTTTTGGGGTAAAGTATTTACTGGCTTAGAAAAGGCATATAACTTTACTACTCAAACAGTCTCATTTGGATTAACTCTCGGAGAAAAAAATAACCCTATCTGGCAAGATGATTTTTCTCTTGATAAGGTTAAAGAGGCGTGGGATAAGTCACACGATATCTCTGCTGGTCGTGCAATTACAAGAACAATGTTGGGTAAACCAATAGATGAACTTGAGGGTTTGTTTTCTGGTATAGCAAAGACTGTAAGTTTTGGTAAACTTTCTGGTGCTGATAAGTTCTTGCAAGACCACATGCTTTTTGCTGCAAATGATTTTAATATCTTTGATAAGCAGCAGGCAGAAAAAGCATTTAGGGAACAACTCTATGGTCGCTATGCTTCTCTTGGCACTGATATTGTATCTCGTTTTGTACTTGACCCTACCATTATTGGTGGCAAACTAGTCAAAGGTTATAAGGCTATTGGCTATACAGTCAAGGGTGTTAAAGAACTTAATGCTATCCTTGCTGGCGAAAAGACTGGTTATAAAGCAACTAGAGTAAAAGCCACATTTGATGACTTTATTAAGAAGACTGATGGCATGGACCAAACAGATTTGTTCCGTGTTAAGGCTATCCGCGAGTCAGCAAACCCAGCATCTTTTGCAGATATCCTTGCTGATGCAAACAAGATTGAAGACACTGCTCTTCGTCATGCTACCAAAGCAGATATTATTAAGATGGCTATGGGTGATGCAGATGCTGGTACAAGACTTATGGCATCAAGCCGTGACATTGCAGTTAAGATTGGTAATCTTCAGGACGAAGTAACCGCAGCCAAGTTCTTTGGCGCTGGTCGTGATAAGGCTACTGGTCAACTTACAATGGACTTGGTTAATCAAGGTTCTGACCTAGAGAAGGCAGTTGAGAATGCTGCCCTCTATGAAGATGAACTACGCGACCTTCACATGAAGTTAAGTGCTGAGGCAATTCTTGACCCTACACGCATACCTGAATTTAATAAAGCATCTATGCTTCGTCAAGCATTTGGTGGAAGTCAAAAGTTTATTGACCTACGAGCAGGCGCAGCAGGCGCACCAGTTCGAGTCCTTACAAGTTTCTTCTATAAGCGTCCTCGTGGATGGATTGACTTTACCGACAATCAATCTGTACAGACTGTAGATAATATGCTTAGCCGTGTTCGCGGCCTTGCAGCAAAGCAAGAAGAAGCATATACTAATCAAATCAATATAGCAAAGAACAGACTCAACACTCAGACACTAAAGCCAGAAGAAGTAAAGGCTCTTAAGGCTGAGATTAAAGGTTTGGAAGCAGACCTTAAGAAGGCTACTTTTACAGTTGAGCGTAAACAAGAATTATTCAATACATACACTGCTGCAACAAACGCTGCTGAGCGTGCCAATGCTTTCCAAAAGATTGAGCAAGAACTGTTTGGTACTGTAGCAAAGCAGTTTGGGTTTGATGAGACGGATGTTCGTGCAGCATGGTCACTATTTGCTGGTGGTCGTTCTAAGGCTCATAACATTATTCGTGAGCGTGCATATACTGGAGCGACAAAGACTCTTGAAGATGGACGAGTTGTACCAGTAGGTTCTAAGATTACGCCAGTCCTAGGTTCCGAAGACCTAAAGTATATTGTTCCTCTACCATTGAATGAAACTCAGTTGGTAAAGCAACTCCCAGTTCTTGATATCGACACAATGTATACAGCACTTAACCGACTATCTAGAGCACGCCGCTCAGATAAGGTTGGGGTGTACTATAGAACTAAGGCTGGCGCTACTGATATTATTGATGGCCTAGATTCACTTATTAAGTTTGAAGTTCTTGCCCGTATTGGTTATCCAGTTCGAAATGTCAGCGAAGGATTCCTTCGTGTGCTAACAACTACTGGACCTATGGCACTTGTTAGTGGACTTCGTGAGTCAACACGCAAGATGTTCAACAATAGATTTAATGGTGCTACACTAGATGATATTTATCAGTGGAGCGATGATGTAAAACTTGCCGCACACCGTGATGAACTTCACGCTATGCGTGATTTGGCTGATGACCCAGACCTAATTGATGCACAAATTGCTGACATTGACAAGATGTTGTCTGGAGAAACAGCAATTGAAGATAAGTTTGGCCTAGGACTACGCGAGATTGATGGAGTAAAGTATCAAGATGCCCTTGGTGCTGGACCAGAACAAGCAGAATATATTAAAAAGAAGTTTATTTCCGAGGCTGCTCGTCTGGTTGATGACCATCTTGCTAGTTCTCGTACCAAATTAAACAATGTTTTTGAAACAACTGGTGACTTTGTAGTTATTCGTGGCGATGACCCTAACTGGGCGCAGGCGTATGAGCGAGTTGTTAACCGCCAGGTGCGCAATTCAAAAATTACCCAGATTCTTTTGCAGAATAAACCAAGAGAACAGGTGGTCAGCGAGGCTGAATACTTCCTTCTTAAGACAAAAGAAGGCCGAGATATCATGCGTGTGCTAGGAATGGGACGAGATGCTCGTGCTATTGCTGAAGCAAACATGGATAACATTGACGAATTGTTCCCTTCATGGGCTAGCGGCCTTAAAGAGATTGCAGCCAAGCGCAAAGTCACATATGATGACATTAAAAAAACTTTTGGTACAGACACGCTAAACTATCCAGCAGTTAACGCTGCTCAGGTAGGTGCTGCCAATGGTACACACCAGGCTATTAGATACTTTTCTGGTATCCGAGATAAGTTCTATAAGTATTTTGGTGAAGTTCCAGAAGCAAACCTAGTGCGTCAACCATTATTCGTAGAATTCTATCGTAAGCGTATGGATGCATTAGTTCGCAATGCTATTGACACATACCCTGGCGATACAATTCCACCAGAGTATCTACGCCGACTAGAGAATAATGCTCGCCAATGGGCTAGAGCAGAACTCCGTCGTACCGTTTATGATACATCTGAGCGCATTGATGCTGCATATACCATGCGTTATGCATTCCCGTTCTTTGGCGCATTTGGCGATGTTGCCGAAAAGTGGGGTCGTATTGTAGTTAATGACCCATCAGTATTCCGTAAGATGGAAATGGTATACAATTCGCCTGACCGTGCTGGTATTACAGAAGAGCGTGACGGAAAGACATACATTAACATTCCTGGCGAATGGGTAAAGCGTATGACTTTTGGCAAGGTTGAAAGACCTCTTGCTATTCCTAAAACAAGTCTTGACCTGCTATTCCAGGGAAATCAATGGTGGAATCCAGGTGCTGGATGGTTCGTACAGATGGGAACTTCGTTCCTAATTAAGTATGTTCCTGATGCAGAACGCCTAGCATTGGTAAAAGAAATCCTACCATATGGTCCAACTGGCACAACTGCTGGTGAATTCACAAAAGATTTACTTGTTCAGAACTCAGGTGCTAAGCGTATCTGGTCAATGTTCGATGAGAATGACCCAACACGCCGCAATCTAACAGTCCTTATCGCTATGGAAGAAAACCATAAGTACGATATGGGCGAAAGAGATACAGCGCCTACTGCAAAAGAGATTGACCAGAAGGCTAAGAGTATCTTGGCTATGGAAGCAGCGGCAAAACTAACACTTCCATTTGCAACTAATACTCGTTCTCCATATCAGTTCTACATTGACGAGTACCACAGACTGCGTCAAGAAGACCCAGAGAATGCAGCACAGAAGTTCTACGATACCTATGGCGAAGATTACTTTATCTTCACAACTAGCCTATCAAAGAACAATACTGGCGTAGCAGCAACCATTGAAGCAGAGAAGCGTTCTCGTCAATTATCTGACCTTATTGCTAAGAACCCAGAGTATGGTTGGTTTATTGTAGGCGATGCTAATGCTGGTGAGTTTTCACCTAGCGTATATCAAAGCCAACGCAGTACACCTGTTGCTCCTGGTAGCACAAAGAAGTATCGTGAGTCACAAGACCCATACGAGGCTATTTCATCTACTCAGGCTGAAAAGGGATGGATTACATACAACAAAGGTATGGATATCCTAGAGGCAGAGCGTATTGCACGAGGACTTCCTAACCTTAATGTTAAAGCAGCACAGGATTTGGCTGACCGTAAGCGTCAGTTCATTGAAGAATTAAGCCAGGAAAACCCAGAATGGGCAGCAGTCCGAGGAAAGATTGATACTCAAAAGGTATACAACTTCCTTAAGTTTGCTCAACAGGCCATTACTGACCCAAGACTTGCAGGTCGTCCAGACCTAAAGGCTATGTCTGATTATCTTGAAGGAAGACAATATGTCCGTGAAATTCTTCAATCAAGAAAGAATAAGTCTATTAATGCTGTAAGTAATCAAGACATTAAAGAAGCATGGGATACCTTTACTGGTGGACTATTAGATGAATATATTTCATTCAGTAGAGTCTACAATCGTATTCTTGAAAACGACGATTTGACGAAAGGCTTGTAGTGGGAAGCGCATTAGATAAACTAAAAGGTGGCAATAGCGGCACTTCTACCGCAGGACAAGTCTATGTTGGTCCAGGTAAAAAGAAAACTATTACATTCAAAAAGACTGGTCAGCAAATTGAAGTTGTTTCAGAGACCGCTAAAGCAAGCGACTTAAAGTCTAATTACTATACTGACCCAGCCGTTGAGACGGCATGGAAGAAAACTCTTGCTAAGTATGGGTATGGAGATGTAGACCCAATCAAGGCTCAGATGATATATGAACTTTCTGTTGATGGTGCATCTGACTGGTACAATAAGTCAAATGGTGCACGCAAGGTTACTCCAGAACAGTATCTTCAATGGTATGCAAAGAACCAAGGAGTTGGTGCTGGAAACAAACCTAGCACATCTGTGCAGAAGTATCTATTCCAGCCTGAAGAAATCCAATCTTTGATTGATGATACTCTTAAGAGCGTGCTTGGCCGTAAGGCTACCGAAAGTGAAAACAAAGAGTTTTATACAGCAATCAAAGATATGATTGATAAGGGTACAGTAACTGTAACCAAGAAGGTTGGCGGAAAAACCGTAACTGAAACAACCCCTGGCTATACAAAAGAAAAGGCTCAGGCTTTGATTAAGAAGAGTGTAGCAGAGAAAGCCCCACAAGATTTAGCGGAGAAGCAAAGCCTTGACTTTGCCGACTTCCTAGCAGGATTAGGAGGCTAGCATGGCAGACACAACAACAGCATTTGGTATTACCGCTGAACTAATCAAGCAGTTCCCAGAACTCCAGAAGGTATTTGACCTATGGAAGGCTGGCAATACAACTGATGCAGAGTTAGAATATTATAAAACAAACTACTATAAAAACCTTACTTCCAATGCACAGACACGCCAAAAGAAAAAGGCTACCCAGCCTGGCGTATATGCCCAAGAACTTGAGGCTTATAAGTTAGAACAAAAGCGTCGCCTTGCTGGACGAGGTATAACAGTAGATGATACTACTCTTGAAGATGCTTATCTAAAAGGACTATCTGACTCTCAATTAGACCTTAATGCTTTGATGGCTGCTAAAGGCAAGCCAATTGGTGGAACTACTTTAGGTAGCGTACAAAGTCTTAAAGAATATGCTGATGCTTTTGGTATGTCATATTCTCAGAGAAGTCTTGATGCTTGGTCACAGGGTATCTTTGCTGGAACAACAACAACTGATGATATTCAGGCGCTTATTCGTAGAGATGCAGCAAGCGCATTTCCAGGATATGCTGACCAAATTAATAAGGGAACCAGCGTTGAGGCACTTGCCTCCGCATACAAAGCATCTATGGCTAACATCCTAGAGATTGACCCAGATAGCATTACATTCAATGACCTTACTCTCCGCAAGGCTTTACAGTATGTAGGTACTGATGGCAAGCCAGCAGTTAAACCTATATGGCAATTTGAGAACGAACTTCGTATGGACCCACGCTGGGAAAAAACCAACAATGCTCGTAGAACTGTAGACTCACTATCATTAAAAGTCCTTCGTGACTTTGGATTGGCGTAAACATGGCTGCTCCTAAACCTACAGTAAAAGTTGCCAGTACAACTACAGTAAAGTCTGGCCAAACAATCTCGGCTATTGCTGCCAAGGCTGGTGTAAGTGTTGCTGCAGTAGCGGCTGCTAACCCACAAATTTCTAATCTTAATAAAATTAGCGTTGGCCAAACCGTAAATATTCCTGCCGTGTCTACTAAAACAAGCACATATGTTGGAGGAGTAACTGGTGGAACTAACCCATTCTCTCCTACATCTGGCGTAAGTCAAGCAAAATTAGATACCATTTCTAAGGCTGCTGGTATAGTACCAGTATCTGCTTCTGCAGGTGCAACTGGTGGTACTGGAAATGCAGCAGCAGATGCGGCTAAAGCCGCAGCAGATAAAGCGGCAGCAGATGCCGCAGCAAAGGCTGCAGCAGACGCAGCGGCTAAAGCCGCAGCAGATGCGGCTGCTAAGGCAGCAGCAGATGCAGCAGCAAAAGCGGCAGCGGAAGCAGAGGCTAAGGCTAAGGCAGAAGCGGATGCTCGTGCAGCAGAACTTGCTAGAATTAAAGCAGAACTTGAAGCAGCATCAGCAGCGGAAAGAGAACGCTTACTTGCAGAATTAGCAGCAGCGCAAGCAGCGGCAGACGCCGCAGCAAGAGCAGCAGCAGATGCGACAAATCAACAATTGGCTGCGCTTCTTGCAGCACAACAAGCGGCTGCAACGGCAGCACAACAGCAGGCAGCAAAAGATGCCGCAGCAGCGGCAGCAGAAGCAGAAAGAGTTGCTGCACAACGAGAGTCTGTTGGTAAACTTGTAGCAGATAGATTTGCTAAGTATGGTCTTGCTAGCCTAGGTGCAAAGGTTCTTGACCTTGCTCGTCAGGGCTATAGTGAAGATACCATAACACTTGAATTGCAGAATACTCCAGAGTATCAACAGCGATTTGCTGCTAATGCTCAGCGTATCAAGAAGGGACTTACAGTCCTCACACCTGCAGAGTATCTATCTAATGAGGATGCATACCGTCAGACACTTCGTGCATATGGATTAACGCAGTTTGATAATGATGCATATGTTCAGCAGTTTATTGCTAACGATGTATCTCCATCTGAAATGTCTACTCGTGTGGCTATGGCTGTTCAACGAGTACAGAACGCTGACCCTGCTATTGCTAAGACACTTAAAGATTATTATGGCATTGGTTCATCTGATATGGTTGCTTATGTTCTTGACCCTAATCAGCAACTACCTAAGATTCAGCGTCAGATTGCTGCAGCAGAAATTGGTACAGCAGCAAGAGTACAAGGACTTGAATCTGGTGTAGCGGTTGCAGAGCAACTAGCAGCACAGGGAATTACTCAAGCGGAAGCACAAAAGGGATATGCAACAATTGCAGACATCCTACCTACTGCAGAGAAACTGAGTGCTATCTATGGAACAACACTCCCTGGATATGACCAAGCACAAGCAGAGCAGGAAGTATTTAATACACTAGCATCTGCTCAGCGTAAGCGTAGAGCACTTACCGAAAGAGAAATTGCAACATTCTCTGGTAAGGCTGGAACAACAAAGGCTTCGTTGACAAGCACAACAGGCGGACAAATATAGAATCCTGACATGGACCTGTCGGCCCCATGCAGAGTACAAGACCGATAGTAGGAGCCAGCCAGTTTCCCCGAACTGAACTGCGGCCTGCGACTAACAACGAATAGAAGGGTGGTAGTTGCTATGAGCAACAATTACTGGGAAGACGAAGACGAAGACCTAGATACTGACCAAGGTTTCTCTGGTGATGGAAGTGACTTGATTAAGAAGTTACGGAAAGCAAAGAGAGCCGATGAGAAGCGTATTAAGGAACTCACTGAGCAACTTGAGGGATTATCCAAAGTGCAGCGTGAGCGAACCGTCAAAGAAGTCCTGGAAAAGAAGGGCGTAAATGCTAAAGCAGCACGCTTAATTCTTAAGGACATTGATGATGTTAACGAAGAGACAGTTTCTAACTGGCTCGATGAGAACGCAGATTTGTTTGGAATTAAAGTGGAGCAGGCTGAACCAAAGGTAGCAGAACAAGACCGTGCTGCATTGCGAGCACAGGATGTTTTGACCCAAGGTGCGTATACCCCAGACCGAATGGAAGAGATTAACTCTAAAATCGATAATGCAGAATCTATGGATGCATTACTTGATTTACTCCGTTCACAAGAATAATTCATAGTTTCTAGTCACTGGAGGTGACGAATGGCTAATACTTATGTATCAACAGGTTCATCCTCACTTGGAGGAACCGCAGGTGGTGCTGGTTTAGTACAGAAGGCGTATGACCGTCTTCTTGAATTCGCTCTCCGTTCTGAACCACTAATTCGTTCAGTCGCGGATAAGCGCCCAGCACGCCAATCACAACCTGGCTCAACAGTTGTTTTACAACGCTATGTTGACCTTTCTGCTGCAACTACAGCCCTCACTGAGGATACTGACCCAGATGCAGTAGGTCTATCTACACCAACTTCTGTAACCATTACTCTTGCTGAGTACGGTAACTCTGTGTTGGTAACTCGTGCGTTGGAACTCTTCAGCCTTGCTGATGTAGACCCAGCAATCGCAAACATCATTGCATACAACCTTGCAGATTCTATCGACAAGGTCGCTATGGCAACACTTCGTGGTGGAACCAATGTTATTTACTCAGGTTCAACTGCAACATCTACAGCAACAATCACTGCTGCTGCTACCCTTTCTTCAGCAAACATCCGTAAGGCTGTTGCTAAGTTGCGTGGTAACAATGCAAAGGGCCGTAAGGCTAACCTATACTGGGCTGGTATTCACCCAGAAGTTTCTCACGACCTTCGTGCAGAGACTGGTTCAGCAGGTTGGTTGCTTCCTAACCAATACGGTGCTAATCAGGACCGCATCTGGGCAGGAGAAA